AGGGAATACGCTTTGAACGCTCTTCTCACTCAAGCCAAAGGCCGAACAGACCAACCGGCTCTTGTGAAACCAACTATTGACGCGAAGATCGACGGTTTGATCGCCGCTGTCCTTTCTTACGATGAGGTCGCCATGTTGCCCCCAGAAGTTTCCTCGGCTCCGTTTGTGTTGTTCGCATGAGACAGGCGCTAGTCCTCGCGATTCTTGGCCTATCTTTGGTCTCTATTGGCTTGTTTCTCTCGCCTGCCCCGTGGCTCGGGTTTACTGTGCCGGGGGTGGCCCTCGCGGCCCTCGGACTGCTCAAGGACTTTGACTGATGCGACTTCTCGACACGCTGCGCCGCAAGGACGAATCCCGAAACTCAACCGCTTACTCGTTCGATGATCTTCTCGCCATGTTCGCTTTCAACGGGAACACCTACTACGGGGCCGCTTCCCCTCTGAAAGCCCCATCGAGTCCGGTGGCGCAGAACTTCGCTGGATACACCGGTGGGATCTACAACCAGTCCGGTGTTGTTGCCGCAGCCATTGTCGCCCGAGCTCTTCTCATGTCCCAACTTCGGTTCCAGTGGCGTTCAACATTGGCCGGCGAGAACGGGAAACTCTTCGGAACGGCCGCTTTGGCACCGTTGGAACGCCCTGGGGATCTAACTCGGGCCGAACTGCTCTTTACAGCCGAACAACACAACTCGCTAGCCGGAAACGCTTTTTTCTATTTGAACGGAAACCAAATTCGTCTCCTTCGTCCCGATTGGGTGACGATCGTTTACGGGTCAAACACTGACTCGGAGGATCCGACTTCCGCCCTCGACGCCGAACTCCTCGGCTACTCGTACCGTCCTGGTGGTTCCGGTTCACAGAAAGAACCGGTTTTTCTGACACCCAGTCAGGTTGCACACTGGAAGCCGGAACCGGACCCGGTGTTCTGGTGGCGAGGCCAATCGTGGATTGGGTCGGTTATGGCCGAGATCCAAACGGACCGGCAAGCCACAATGTTCAAATCGAAGTTCTTCGAGAACTCCGCCACGCCCCAGCTGATCGTCACCCTCGACGCCCAGACAACTCAAACACAAGCCGAGGACATCGCTAAGTCGATCGCTCGGGGCCATGAAGGCGCGAGCTCCGCCTACAAGACTCTCGTTCTTGGCGGTGGCGCCGATGTGACCGTGGCCGGCTCAAATCTCGGCCAACTTGATCTCAAAAACACCCAAGGCCTCGACGAAACCCGGATCGCTCTTCGATCCCGTGTCCCCGCCACCATCCTCGGAATCTCCGAAGGGCTCGCCGGGTCTGCGCTCAACGCCGGTAACTACTCCCAAACCCGCCGGCTCTGGTCGGACGCTTGGTTCACACCAACCGCTCAAAACCTCTGCGGAGCATTGGAACGAATCATCGCACTCCCGCCGGGGCGGACCGCTGAACTGTCCTTCGACCCATCTCAAATCGAGTTCCTCCAGGAAGATCGGCGGGACGAGGCCGACATCCGAGGCCAGAAAGCCTCGACTATGCGGCAACTCATCGAAGCCGGTTTCGTTCCCTCAACTGTCACTCAGTATGTGGCGACCGGCGATGAATCTGTCCTTCAACACACCGGGAACGTGTCGGTTCAACTCCAACCGGCCGGAACTCCTGGGGCTGTCTGATGCCCGACAGTTACTCTCCGACCTCGGGAATGGTTGACGAAGCCCAGAAGGGTTTGGATTGGCGTTCCGAGTTCGGCCGTGGCGGAACCGCTGTCGGAATTGCACGCGCCCGGGACATTGTGAACGGCCGAGATCTTCCGTTCGACACCGTCCAACGAATGAACTCGTTTTTTGCCCGCCACGAAGTCGACAAACAAGCCCAAGGGTTCCGCCCTGGTGAAGATGGCTTCCCATCAAACGGCCGAATCGCTTGGGCTTTGTGGGGTGGAGACGCCGGCCAAAGTTGGGCGGCCCGTATTGTTGGCAGTATGGAAGAGAAAGCGGCCGAACCGATGACCGAAGCACGCCAAGACGAAGGACTCTACCCTCTCGCACCCCGTCAAAACGCCATCTACGACGACCTCGAAGAGATCGTGGACATCTTCGGTCAGTTTGACCAGGGAATCGGCCCCGATGGCGCCCATTACGCCGGCCTTGAAGCGAACCCGTTCGCTGCCGAAGGAATGGTGTGTTCAAACTGTGCTTTCTACGAAGGCCCTCGGGCTTGCGAGATCGTTTCGGGCGACATTGACCCGGCCGCGATCTGCAAATTCTGGATCATCCCGGAAACTTTGCTCCAAATCGCCCCCGTTGCCCCCGAAATGGTCATGGACCCCATCGAAGAGATGAACCCGATGGATCCCGCTGTGATGGAGGAAGAAGGAATGAAAGACAAGAAATATATGCTTCGCCCCCGTTCCCGCTCTGCGGAACGTGAAACCCTCGAACGCTCCGTTTCGTTCGAGATCCGAGCGGCCGAAGACAACGCCGACGGCCTCACCCTGGTTGGTTACGCCGCAACCTTTGACAACACCACTCGCATCGACAACTGGGAAGGCACCTTCGACGAGAAGATCGCCCGGGGAGCCTTCAAGCGTTCCATAAACGCCCGAACCCCTGTCCTCCAGTTCGAACACGGCCGCCACCCTCTCCTCGGATCCATGCCACTCGGAACAATCACCAAACTCCGAGAGGACGATCACGGTTTGTACGTTGAGGCCCGCTTGGCCGATAACTGGTTGATTCAACCAGTGCGGGACGCCATCGCCTCCGGTGCAATCGACGGAATGAGCTTCCGGTTCCAGGTCATCAAAGAATCGTGGAACGACACTTCTGCGGTTCCGGTGCGCACCCTTGAAGAAGTGAAGCTAATGGAGCTCGGGCCGGTGGTGTTCCCCGCTTACGAATCCACCAGCGTCGGTGTTCGGTCTGCTTCACTGGACGAGTTGTTCGAACTGCCCAGCAGTGACCGCGAGGCCATCGCTAGGGCTCTTGTTCTCGGTACGCCTTTCGGACCCGCCACCGGCACTTCGGAAGACCTCACCACAGTTAGCTCGGATCCGCTCACGCACTCCGGGACCACCCCCAGTCAACGCGAAAACTTCTTTCGCACAATCGAAGGAGTCCTCTAATGGATGAAAAGAACCTTCGCGACGGAATCGACTATGTGAAGTCGGTTCTCCGCACGATGCACGAGTCCGCCGAAGAGCGTTCGTTCGATCTGGACGAGCAGACCAGTTGGGATGCCGGTGTCGAATTTGTTCGCACTGGTGAAGCCGAGCTCGTCGCCCTCGAAGAGCGGAAGTCCGCCATTGCCGAGTTCGCCCCCGTGGCGAAAGAAACAGGAGACGGAGCCATGTCCTCCATCAACGTCAACACCCACACTGTTCGTGACGCTTTCGATCACGACAGCCTCACCACCGACAAGGGTTCCGAGCTTCGCTCTCGCGCTCTTGATGTCATCGAAAAGCACCTCCCCTCGTATGTGGACGACTCGGCCCGAGAGGCCGCGACTCGTCTTGTGGAGTCACGCCGCTCGGATGCCGACGCTGTGGCCCGCCACATCGTCCGCACCTCTTCGCCGGAATACCTCCGCGCGTTCGAGGAGTACGTTGAGAACCCGCAGGCTGGGATGCCTCGCATCCTCACCAAGGGTGAGGCTCGTACCGCCATGTCGCTCACCGCGGCAAATGGTGGCGTTCTGGTCCCGCAGTTCCTTGACCCGACGATCGTTCTGACCAACGCCGGTTCCTCGAACCAGGTTCGTCAGATCTCGAACGTCACCCAGATCACGACCGATCAGTGGGACGGTGTCACCTCCGCTGGTGTGACCGCCGAGTGGCTTGCTGAAGGCAGCGAAGCCGCCGACGCCACCCCGACGTTCGCCGGTCCGACCATCACTGTTCAGAAGGCCGCCGCTTGGCTGTTCGGTTCCTACGAAGTCATCGCGGACTCGGGTTTCGGTGAGATCGCCGGCCTTATCGCCGACGCTCGCGACCGTCTCGAAGAGGCCGCCCACGTCAGCGGCACCGGTTCCGGCCAGCCCTACGGCCTCATTACCCGCCTGTCTGGTACCGGTCCTGTGGTTAACGCCGCTTCCGGCGCCGCTGGTGCTGGTCAGATCACGGCCGCCGACGCCTACGCCCTGGACAACGCCCTGTCGCCCCGTTTCCGCAACAACGCCTCGTTCGTTGCGGCTCGTGCGATCTACAACCAGTTCCGCGCCGCAACTGATGCGAACACGAACTTCTGGGCAGCGTTCGGCGGTGGCCTCCCGGCGCAGATGATCGGGTACAACACCTACACGAACGAGCAGATGGACTCCACCATCGTCTCCGGTTCGAACGACTACGCCCTCATCCTGGGTGACTTCAACTACTACAAGATCATCGATCGCATCGGTGTCGAGATCATGTACGAGCCGATGGTCAAGGGTTCGAACCAGCGTCCGACCGGACAGGCCGGATGGTTCGCCTTCTGGCGTACCGGTGCCGACGTTCTCTCCTCAAGCGCCTTCAAGGTCCTTCGAGTCTGAGAATCTGTCCGCAGTAAGTGGGCCAGCTCCATCCGTCGGGGGCTGGAGCTGGCCCACCCCGACATCCCCGATATCCCCGATAGGAGACAAATGAAACACCCGAAAGTTTCAGTAGGAATCATCTTCGGCCATTTCGAACCCGACTTCGTGTTCTCGTTGTTGGCTTTGAAGTCTTGGGACATGGAGAACCGTGGCCTCTTGAGTCACCCGGGATGGTTGATCGCCCAAGCCGGAACGAACCTTCCACAACAACGAAACTCCGTGGTTCGAGCGTTCCTCGAAACCGACTCCGAATGGTTGTGGTTCGTTGACACCGACCAACGCTTCCGGTTCGACATCCTCGATCAACTCGTCGACTCCGCCGACCCAGTGGAACGCCCAATCCTCTCCGCCCTCGTCATGGCTGAGAAGACCAACCCGTACCGCCGGATCGTTCCGGCCTGTATGGGTTTTTCTTCGTTAGATCCGCCGGAACCACGCGAATACTCAACGATCCCAGCCGACAAACATTGGAAAGTCGGCGCCATCGGCACCGGTTGCGCCGTGATCCACAGAACCGTTCTCGAACGGATGCAAGAAGCCCACAAGGGCGACGCCCAACCTTGGTTCAAATATGCCCAGTGGAACATGGAAGACCCAGAAACCGGCGAAATGGTGCCGGACATCAAGGGCGAGGACTACGTCTTCAGTCTTAGGGCCGCTGCCCTCGGGTTCCCCTGCCACGTTGATACCGACGTCGAGGCCGGCCACATCAAAAAGCGGACACTCACATCCGCCGACTTCTGGCCCCAGGTACCACCCGAACAGATCCCAGACAAAACGTTCGTGATCATCCCAGTCAAAGACAACCTCAAAGACACAAAGAAGCTTGTTCATCAGTTGCGCGAACAGGGCGGCTACACAGACATCCTCATCCTCGACAACGGATCGAACTCCGAGACCCGACAGTGGTTCGAAACCCAGAAGGTAGCCAAGGTCGCCGCCGCTATGGGCCTCGGGATTCACGAAATGTGGAACGCCGGCGCACAATGGGCGATGTCCCTACACCCGAAAGCGAACCTCCTTTTCCTCAACAACGACATCCGCATCGGTGACAGTTTCTGTCAAACCCTCCGGGATGCTTTGCGGTCCGATGAGGAGTTGGTGGCGGTATGTCCCAACTATGACGGCCGAACCCTCGTCGAGGACGTCGCGCAACTCCACGGAATCTGCGCCAACAAGTACGACGGGACCGGCGGGCTCGCCGGATTCGCGTTCATGGTCAAATCGGAGCTCTTCGCTGCCGGATGGAGATTCCCCGAGGACTGCAAATGGTGGTTCGGAGACAACGATCTGACGTTGACGATCGACGGGACCGGCGGATGGTACGGAATGGCCTCCGGAACCACCGTTGAACACTTGGATGGTGGCGGAAAGACCGGAAACTGGGACGATCCGAAGATGCAAGCCCAACTCGCTCAGGATCGCGCCGTGTTTCTCGCCAAATGGGCGGCCCAAGGAGTCCAAATCCGATGATCCCCAAAGTTGCGCTAATGGTCATCACAGACGGCCGATGGGATTACCTCCGAGACACCCTCGAATCGGCTTTCGAGATGTTGGACTGGCCTTTCGAACAATGCCTTCTCGTTGACGACTCCGGCGAAGATCGCCGCATGAACATTCCCGGATGGGAAACCATCCAGAACCCGAAGCGGAAAGGTTTGGCCGGCGCCATCCAAACCGGTTGGGACAACCTCAACGAAAACATCGAATACGTCTTTCACCTCGAAGACGACTTCACGTTCCCCGAGCTCGTCGACATCGGCCTAATGGTTCACCAGTTGGAAGGCCGACCCGATATCGCCCAAATCGCACTTCTCCGCCAACCGTGGTCCCCGGAGGAACACGTGGCCGGCGGAATCATTAACCTCTACCGGGACGAGTTCACCGAAGAGGGTTCGTTGGTGGTTCATCAACGACTGTTCACGTTCAATCCGTGTCTTTATCCCCGCTGGGTGACGAGGTATCGGGCGGACTTGGAAGCCGGGTTGACGGCGCAACTCCTGGCCGACGGAAAACGTTTCGCCTACTTCGGAGGAATGGACGATCCCCCTCGTTGTACCCATATCGGGGTCCGGCGGACTCGGGGCTGGCAGTTGTGAAAGAACTGGTGGTGGTTTGCCGTGGCGGACACGGCCGAGACATCGCCGCCATTGCGGAAGCTTCGGGATGGATTGTTCGAGGGTTTCTCGACGACAT